CGAACTCGACGGCCCGTAAGATGGCAGGTTTGCTGTCGTGGCTCACTACTAACACCAGTGTTGTTACCTCTGCCAACAACCCGACCACTATCGGTGTCTCGACCCGTACCGATGGCACTCAGCGTACTTTCACCGAAGCACTGTTGCAAGCAGCTGTTGCTAACGTATTCACTTCTGGTGGCAACCCGAAGGTGCTGATGGTTGGCCCGACTGGTAAGCAAAAGGTCTCGTCGTTCGCTGGTATCGCTGCACAGCGTTTCGCCGCTCCTGCTGATATGCCGACAACCATTATTGGTGCTGCTGATGTGTATATGAGCGACTTCGGTATGTTGTCTATTGTGCCGAACCGCTTTATGCGCGCTCGTGATGCTTTTGTGCTTGATCCTGAGTACGCTGCTGTTGCGTACCTGCGTCCGTTCCAGACTAACGAACTGGCTAAGGCTGGCGATAGCGACAAGACTCAGTTGTTGGTCGAAGCTACGCTTGAAGTCAAGAATGAAGCTGCTCACGCACTTATCGCTGACTTGAATATGGCTCTGTGATGATGTAGAGGTGGGGAGGAGGAAACTTCTCCCCATTTTTGTGAGGATTAAATGTCAAAGATCATCTTTAACGATGGGACAAGAGTCCAGAAGTTTCACGCCTTAGATGACAAGGTAGTGATTGAGACTTCTCAGGATATTTCAAACATTCTTGAACAAAACAAGATTGACTTAGATGCAGACAAACAACGAACTGGATTTGTAAGGGATATGCACCATGTAGCTCGCATTCCGCACACTGTCATTGACGAACTGAATAAAATGGGTGTGATGCGTGGATTTGCGATTATGGATGAAACTGCATTTGCAAAGTGGCTGAACACTACTGAAATTGGCATTGCTTGTAAAACCTACAAAGGAAACCTATGAAAGTCGGAGTTTGCGTACCCTGCCGCGATGAAGTTATGACCAGTTTTGCGTTTGATTTTGCAAAGATGGTTGCCTACGACGTAAAAACTCGATGCGCCCAAGAAGGGCATGGTTTGATGATGTATACGATGGCTGGAACACTGATTTTTGATCAGCGTGAAAAACTTGTAGATGTTGCTCTGAGCGAGGGCTGCGATGCAGTTCTGTTCATTGATAGCGACATGAGATTCCCGAAGGATATGGTTAACATCCTTCTTAGCCGAGAAGTAGGAATTGTTGGAGTTAATGCCACTACTCGTCGCCCGCCGATTCTTCCTACTGCACTAAACCTGCATATCGAAGAGAAGGACGGAAATAAATCCCACTGGTGGGAAAAGATTGATAGTCGAGGCAAAGAAGGAATTGAGAAAGTTACTGCGATTGGATTTGGTGCTGTGTTGATTCGCAAGGAAGTGTTTGAGTCGATTCCTAAGCCCTGGTTTGATGCTCCGTGGGGAGCAAACGGAATCATTGGCGAGGATGTTCACTTCTGCATTAAGGCTTTTGATGCTGGACACGACACTTATGTTGACCACGAATTGTCGATGCACATTGGCCACGTTGGAGCGCGGGAACATCGTTGGGAAAACGTAGAAGACGAAACGCTGAAGGAATTTAACAATGGCCCTAACTAACTACAGTGACTTGAAAACAACCGTTGCCAACTATCTGGCGCGGTCTGATCTCACTTCTGCCATTCCAGACTTCATTCGTCTTGCCGAGGATCGTCTACGTCGAGAACTGCGTATCCGTCAGATGCTGAAGGTGGTAACTACTACTACTACTTCTGGTGACTCAACAGTTGCTTTGCCATCTGACTTCCTGCAACTCAGGGACATTCACTTTGATGGTAGTCCTACTTCGACAATTAACTATCAAAGCCCATCTGCTTTCTTTAGGAATGCACGCACATCAGAATCAGGCATTCCGGTGTTTTATACGATTCTTGCAAGTGAGTTTCAGTTTGCTCCTATTCCAGACACTGCTTATACGGCTAGGATGTTGTATTACGCTGCACCGATGTATCTAAGTGATAGCAATTCAAGTAATACGTTTCTTGCATACTGTGTAGATGCGCTGTTGTATGCGTCTCTTGCAGAGGCTGAACCGTATTTAATGAATGATGCTCGATTGCAGACTTGGGCATCTCTGTATGACCGCGCAATTAGCGCAATTTCAACTAGCGATGATGCGGGAGAATACTCTGCCTCGCCTATCGCAATAACTCTTGCTACGAGGTAATCATGGCTAATTTTTCAAACTATCTTGAGAATGCGTTGATTAACGCTACTCTACGCAATACGTCATATACAAGCCCTACTACTTGCTATGTGGCTCTGTATACGGCTGATCCTACTGATGCTGACAGTGGAACAGAAGTCTCGGGTGGTTCCTATGCACGCACCTCAGTGACGTTTGGTGCGCCCAGTAATGGTGTAGCCACTAACAGCGCAGACGTAACCTTCCCGACCTGCACAAGTTCCTGGGGAACCGTTACGCACGTTGGTGTACGCGATGCACTAACTAGTGGCAATCTGCTCTACCACGCGGCTCTGACAACCTCCAAGACTGTTGGTAGCGGAGATATTTTCAAGATTTCTTCTGGCAATCTTTCTGTGACGCTAGCGTAAGGAGTAGGTCATGGCTCTTGTAGTTAAAGATAGGGTACAAGAAACGACCACAACTACTGGAACTGGCACAATTACTCTTGCTGGTGCAGTTACAGGATTTCAGTCATTCTCAGCAATTGGTAACGCTAACACCACTTACTACGCAATTGTCGGTGGATCAGAATGGGAAGTAGGTATTGGTACGTATACTTCCTCTGGCACGACACTGTCGCGTGACACCATTCTTGCGTCTTCAAATAGCGGGAGTGCTGTTAACTTTAGTGCTGGTACAAAGAATGTATTTTGTACATACTCCGCAGATAGAGCCGTTGATACTCAATTATCACAATCACTAAGCAACAAAACACTTACTGGCACAAAAGAAACAGTCTTTACAATTACTGATGGTGCGGCGTTTGAAGTTAACCCTGCTAACGGCGGAATTCAGTTAATTACACTTGGTGCAAACCGCACACCAAAAGCCACAAATTTTACTGCTGGTCAGAGCGTCACTCTGATGGTAGACGACGGATCTGGGTTCACGCTGACTTGGACTGATACTACTTGGGGTACTAGCGGTGTTGTGTGGATTGGTGGCGTTGCACCGACTCTGGCAACTACTGGATATACCGTTCTTGAGTTTTGGAAGGTTAGTAGTCAAGTTTACGGCGCAATCGTTGGGAGCCAATAATGCTCCACCACATTAACAGGGCAGTGTCCGGTAACACTGACAAGTATTTTGGAAACGTGGGGCTTCTGCTGCATGGTGACGGAACTAACGGATCTCAGAATAACACGTTCCTCGACTCGTCGACTAACAACTTCACCGTTACGCGCAACGGCAACGTCACACAGGGGTCGTTTAGCCCGTTCAGTTCTGCGCTACCATACTCAACGTCGGCATTTGGCGGAAGCGGGTATTTTGATGGGGCTGGCGACTATTTAAGCGTTGCTAATAATGCTGCTATTAATATGGGAACTTCTGATTTTACGATTGAAGGTTTCTTCTATTTAACAGCAACCCCAACAAATACAGATATATATGGGGCAGTTATTGTTGATAAAGATGGTCTTGCGTCTAGTAGTTGGTCGCAATATTCTATTGGTGTGGATTCCAGTTTGCGGGTTTGTTTTCAACTTAGTGCTGCCCCTAACGCAGGCATAAACCCAACGTCATCGGCGAGAACAACAACTACTGTAGCAGTAAATTCTTGGAATCATTTTGCTTTAACCAGAAGTGGTGTAAATGCAACGCTTTGGTTAAATGGTGTGTCAAGCGCAACTGTTTCAAACGTGCGTTCTAATTTAACAACCAACTCAAGGTCATTGCTTGTTGGGTGGACAGATAGAGGTGGTGCTGCCAACCAATACAATTTCCCAGGATATATATCAAATCTTCGTATCGTCAAAGGTACTGTTCTTTATACCTCGACATTTACACCGCCAACCGCCCCGTTAACTGCTATCACCAACACTCAACTACTCTGCAATTTTACCAACGCTGCCATTTTTGACAATTCGGCCAAGAACAACCTGGAAACTGTTGGAAACGCGCAAATTAGTACTAGCGTGAAGAAGTTTGGTACTGGGTCGCTGGCGTTTGATGGAACAGGGGATTGGCTAGCCATTCCGTCGAATCAAAATATATCTTTTGGTACAGGAAACTTTACAATTGAGGCATGGGTTTATGTGCCATCAACTGCGTCTATAAATCCAATTATTTGTATTGGTGATGACCTTAACGCAACTGGTGTTCTTTTTTACATAACTAACGGCGCAAAACTTGCTGTTTTCGGTGGTAATGCTTCGATTGTTGCTGGAACAACAAATGTAAGCACTAATACATGGCATCACGTTGCATGGGTCAGAAGTGGTTCAACTAATAAGATCTATTTAAATGGAACGTCACAAGGAACAGCAACAAATTCTGTGGCTTGGACTGGTGCTGTGAGGATTGGGGCAGAACTTTATAACGGTTTAACCGGAGGGCAATTAAACGGCTACATCGACGATCTACGCATCACTAAAGGTATTGACCGCTACACCGCTAACTTCACACCATATCAGCAACCATTTCCAAATAGGTAACCAATGCTAATCGCCAATATTCAGAATCCAATTCCGATTGACTACCGAGAGGCGTTTCCAAACACTTCATTTTCAATAAATGGCCCTAATGATGAATTTCTGGCCGAACATGGATATGCAAAGGTTTCAGTTTTTCGTCCACATGATTCTAATACTCAAAAACTGATTCCATTTGAACCTATGTTTGAGGATGGTTGGATATACACTGTAGTTGTAGCAGACAAGACGCCGGAAGAATTACAGGAAGACTTTGATTCAAAGGCAGCCAAGGTTAGAGCACAGCGAAACAAAAGACTTGCAGAATCCGATTGGACGCAACTAGCAGATGCACAAGTTAATTCTTTAGGATGGGTAGTTTATCGCCAAGAATTGCGTGATGTTCCAAATCAATCTGGATTTCCTTGGGAAATAATTTGGCCGATAGAACCTAAATAATTATGTATGGATTGCATGGATTTTCTAATGTTCCATTTTCAACACTTTCTACGCAAGTGTTGGATGGATCTGCATCAATTTCATGTTCTGCAATTTCAAATTCTACTGGATCAATTACATATATAGCATCGGCTACAATTTCATGTTCTGCTGCAATATCATCAAATGCAAATGTAATTTTCTCAGGCATTTCGTCGATTTTTTGTAATGCGACAACAAGTGTATTTATAGGAAATACTTTAACTGCAAGTGCTGGAATATCTTGCACTGCTATCACGCAAATTACAGCAACACGCACTACGTTTGCAGATTCATCTATTTCATGTAGTGCAGTATTTACATCTGCTGGATTGTTAGAAAATATTGGATATGCAGATATAAATTGTGTAGCAACGGCAACAGCCACAGCATCTTATTTAGTTAGTGGCGATGCATCTGCTGAATGTTTTGCAACTGTAATCCCGCTAGGAAATACAACATTCTCTGCTGGATCAACACTTTCTGGATTTGCAACATTGACTCCTAATGGAAGAATTGTTGGTGATGAATGGTCTACAGTTAGTCCAGGTTCAAATACTTGGACAGATGTTGGCGCTGGAAG